CTTCAGACCCATCTGCTCGATCAGACGACGACGAGCCTGTGGCAGCAGGTATTCACCAGCTTGGATGTTGTACACATCAAACACACGGAACTCGCATTCCTTCAGATTGTAGATGTTGCCTTGAATTCCTGGTCCAATCAGCTCACCTTGGATAGCAAAGTCCCAGTACTCATCAACAGCCATCATCTTTTCTTGGATGCCATCTTTACGAGCAGTAGCCCAGAAAGAGTTACCTTCGGTTTCTTTCAGATCCATGTTACGAGAGCAGACACCAAACTCACCTTTGATCTGGTACACAGTCATTGAAGAGCCTTCCAGCTTCTCAGTGATTTCGAACTTCAGACCAGCTTCGTTGGCAGCAACGATTTCTTTCTTCAGGTTCTGGCAACGCTCTTGATCAGTCTTTGGAATCAGAGACGGAAAGTTACCCTTACACACACCAGCAAGTTGTGCGTTCATTGGCTTTTCCCACTTCTTGATGCCAAGGATCTCAGTTAGGTCGTCACCTTCAACAAATGCATCCATTTGAAAGTCAGACTTGATCTCACGCAACGGCATCAGCAGACCTTGAGACAGTTGGCCACGCAGTTTGATAGTGCGCAGTCGTTCACCCTTTACGCCTTCGAACTCACGTGGCTCTTTACCTTTAGACAGGAATGGAGCAAGTTCAGTCGGGATCCAAGAGTCGATCTCGAAGTACACAGCAAGGTCACCAACTTCGTAGAGACCCTTCTGAGCCACGACCTTCCAACCACCGATAACAGCAACTTCGATTTTGTCTGCACCTTCGATGGGGTTCAGTTCATCAATACGACGAATAGTAGCAAGTTTACGCATTTTCAATTTCCTTAATAAGCCACGCCATATGCGTAGAATTTACCATTATCGTATTGACCAGTTTCCCAGCTGACACGACGATTACCACAGTCACAACGACGATCCACTCCATCCCAACCATCGCAGACTACTTCTTCATCGTAGTCCATACAGTTTTGACCGTCAAACTCTTCCACGCCACCAGCATCAATACCAGCTTGGATGGCTTCTTCAGCAGTGTTATAACCTTCACTCATGATAACTCCTTAGTTCTTGTACAGGATTGCAGTTTGTGGGTAAGTCTGACCAGTGCTAGCAGACAGCAAGACGTTACTACCATTTACATTATACACCACATAAGTGTAGTGTTTGTCAACGTAACTCTTACCAGACTTTTCTTTGTAACCTTCAGCTTCGAACCCGACGAATGTAGCAGTAACCTTCTCATTCACGAATGTCTTTGGAGTCTGATCAGTCCAGCTATACGAAACGAAATAAGCAAGGACACAAGTGACAGTAGCTACAAAGAACCAATGAAAGAATAACTCAGCTTCATTCATCAACACAACGAGGGTGATAAAGATGCAGAGACCGACGATAATACCGAATCCAGTATGGTCAGCGGGGATGGTAGCCAGAGGGTTAAAGGTATACATTTGGGTCTTTCTTTCCTAATCAACTGTAGTTATTATACAGCCGATCTGCAAAAGTGTCAACAACTAAATTGAAAGACCCCACTTCGTGTGGGGTCTTTCTAAGTAAACTTTAGGTTTACTTTTTAGCGTTAGCTCGAACCTCTGCGAAGTCGTATTCACGGATGATCTGGCCATCACGGAACACGGTCTGCATAGCCTCTGTCCAGCCTCCAAAGCCTCGATCAGTCCAACCAGAAGGTGGACGGACGCCAGAAGCGAACTCACCACCAGACTGCCACAGAGTCACTCGACCACCTTTAGAACGTTTTCCAGAGTCGGTTACAGGGTCTTTTACGACATCCTGCCACACGCCATTGATCTGGATAGACGAACACTTCATAGCGAATCGTTGTGTGTCTCGGTTGACGATCTGGAGCAATGCACCACCCATACCGAACGCAATGTTATCAGCAGACCAACCCATTGCCATGAAGGCACCAAGGATGGAACGGATAGACAATTCGTTCACACCATCACCTTGGATCAGGCGAACGTTGTTCAACACTTTGAATCCTTTGGCGTTGGTAGTGTAACCGAACTTCTGACCAAGGATCTCGATCAACTTACGGTTCACAACAACAGGGTCACCAGAGTCAGGACGAATCACAACAGTGGCACCACTTGCGATAACTTCGTCACGCAGTTCTTCACCCCAGAGTTTCTCTGCAGCGTTGTACACGTCATAGCTATCAGACACAACAGCAAGGATAGAACCTTCACGACCGAATTGCTTCAGCATGTTACGGTATGCATCTACTTCACCAGCACGACCCCAAGAAGTGATTGTACTGTGCTCTGCTGCAGGGATACTAAAACCAGCAATGCCACCGTTGTAATACTCACGAGCATAGAGGACGCCAGTGATAGTATCAGAGCCCATAAAGTTGACGAGGTGAGCCGCCCCACCAATGCCAGCAGACTCCATGCTGCTAACACCTCGAGCACCAAAATCGTGCAGCTTAAAATCAATAGTAGATGGATCACCAGTTTTCTCCAAATATTCAGCAATCACTTGCTTGATAGTATAAGACTGGGTTGCCACAGTTGTACCATACCATACGGCACGGAGCAATGCAGTTTCCAGATAAGTTGTCAGCCAGAAACATTCTGGGTCTGTGTTTTCGACAGTCGCCAGTACATTCGAGACAGGCACCACAGAGCCTTCAGGTACAGCACGAATGACGAGAGGTAAGTAGCCTTTGTGCGTATCAAGGATGTATTGCCACCCCGAACGATTAAATGGCTCGCCGTGGGCTGTAAGAATCTCATCTGCAACATCAATGTCGGCTTGTGTGATGGGGTCAAGTAAATACTCCTTAATAAACGCTTGAAGACCGAACATCAGTGTGCGATCGTATTGACCACCACGAGATTCGATGTAAGAATAAACGCCAGTTGTGCCAGCAGGATATTGTTTGAACATACTCACTTTGTAGCTGTCGGTGTTCAAGATAATTGATTTTGCGAGTTTCATGATTAGCTCCTAATCTTTACAGTTTTGAAAATGCTGGCATTGGGTTAACACCAGTTACTTTTGACAAGATGTCTTTGTGGTCGTCATACATCTGAATTGTATTCAGTGCATCAGTGAGTGGCACCCACTTACACAAAGCAGCATCGTCTGCACCATTGGCACGTGGCAACGAGAAATCAGGATTTGGGTTGATTCTCATATACACAGCCATAGTGTTTCGGGGAATACCAAATGAACGAGTTGGGTCATCGAACAATTCAGTCTTTACGATAGAGCCACGCAGAACTTTTTCTGGTACTCTTACGTTGGTTTCTTCTTGCAGTTCTCGGATAGCGCAGTCCAAAAAGGACTCGTTCCTGTTCCTGAACCCGCCAGGTAAAGCCCAAGCTCCTGCCCCAGGCGCAAACTTCCGTTGGATAAGAAGGACGTGTCCTTGACATTCAAGGATGGCATCGGAACAGTTGAAGTTGAGGGTTTCTGGGAATGGATAGTTTGCAAAGGTTACCTTCTCTTTCTCATAGAATGCATAATCAGCCTGAACAGTTTCTGGCATGTCTGGATCTTTCAGATCAAACATTCGTTGACGAACAGCGGTAGCGTTTACGTTGTACTGTGACTCAATGCTCTTGAATGGCCAGTCTGGGAACCATGTGAGATAGTTGTTACCTTCTTTCATGTGGCCAAACAAGGTTGGTACACCCATGTCATAGTGGTCAACAGTGGCACGCACATCAGACATCCATTGAGAATCTGAGTAACGATAGTCGTTTAGTGGGAGAATTTCGTAGTTGGAGATGTTAGCATTACGCAATTTGTTACGCAACATCTGTACACGCTCTTGGAATGTCCAAGGGTTTTTGATTGATCGACATTGATTCGCAGAACCAACGAGGATGTAGAGTTTCTCTACTTGAGAAGCGGCAATGCCCAGTGCGTGGACATGTCCTTGATGGACGGGTTGAAAACGTCCGATGAAGATTCCTGATTTCATTTTCTTAGCTCCTAAGAATTCATTTTAGAGTCTGACTACCAGACTCTTTGTTTATATATCTTATTCCAGATACGTCTGCAAGTCAAATTTACATGAAGACAACCACACAAACTAAAGCCATGACGACAATAAGGGCAATAGAGTCAGCCAGATCTTCCCCAGCTGTTACACTCTTAGTGCTCTTTAGATAATCGTACCACTTCATTCCCAGTCTCCTACAGGCACTACGATACCACCAGTGGTTACGACGCCATTCACCACTTGGGATGGCTCATCGGAGTCGTAAGTCAAGCCCAGAACCTTCATCATCTTGTGCTTGACAAGCATGTTCGGGATTCGTAGGCGCTCAGTAGCCGTAAAGCCCATCAGTGTAGCCACTTCAGTCACAGCACCACTTCGACAGATTCCAGCATGGCAGTGGACAACTACATTCATTGAATTGTCCATGGCGTATTGGAGCAAGTCCACCAATTCCTGAGCGTCTGCATCACTGATGAGACATTCTTCTGGGAATGAACCATCGTTCTCAGCATCGAGAAACTCAAAGTGACGGGACACCACTTTGAATGGGAACTTTGGTGTAGGGAACGTAGACGCTGGGTCTCCAATTTGGATCAGCATGGCGTTTGGACCAGCATCAAAGTGATGGCCATTACGCACAGCGTCCTTACTTACGTTCTCGATCCAGCGAATCATTTTGTTACCTTTGAAATTTGTACGTCGAATGACGACTTGTTCATTTTGTTATCGTAGAAGACGAAGGTCTTGCCGAGTCCAAGGCTGTCGCCCATTTCTTCAGCACAGAGACGGACAGCTGCATTTACTGCGATAGAATCACCCACGCCACGTTTGATGGCAGTAGCTGTTGAATAGAACGACACACCATTAACAATCACACGATACTTCATACCATCTCCTCGATTTCTTCACAACAAATAACTCCACCATTGATGGAGAGATACAATTCAGCAACAGCCTTAACGTAAAAAC